AACCAATGTTATCATCATTGACTATTTTTGCTAGATGGTCGAAGACCTCATCTGACATGATGGGCTTCCCGTTATAATACGCCATTGCGGCTCGCTTTATAAGATTTTCTAACATTTATATATTATACTAAAAAATTGACCTTGTGTCAAGAACTATTTTTTTCGTGCTTTTTGTTGCCAGGGTGATTTGTTCTTGGTGAAACATATCTTAAATTATCTATATGAGGATTTAATTTATCATCATCAATATGGTCTACATTAAAATATACCTGAAGTCTTTCTTTTACTTCTTCAGGAAAGTCGTCCCAATAAGGTTTTAGTTCAAATGGGCATGCATGCTCATCTAGCATTTTATCGCCCCATGTATCTGCCACTAGTTGATGTACCTTTCCTTTTCTATATGCATTGTTGTAGCCATTAACCTCACTACCTTCTGTTTGTCTTAAATTATCGACTGGAACTTGTATACTGACTGAGGGATATTTAAGACCCTTATTTCCAGCTCCAACCCACTCTAGAGGCTTGCCCTCTTTATATCTTTTAAAACTTATTACTAAGCCATCTTCGGCAATCATGTATCCAGGCACTACTTGTCCTTGATATTTCATAGGTCTTAGTTCTTGGTCTATCCAATCAGGTCGTGCCAGTTTTATAGTATTTGCTTCATTAGATTCTGTTCTATTTAATACTGGTTTCATTCTTGATTGTGTCTTGGGTCTTGTTGTTGTTTTATTTTTTCTTCCAATTCCTTTTTGTCGGGAAGAGTTTGTTGTTGTTGTGGTTGTGCCATATTATTTTCCTATATCCTTCACTTCTTTTCGTGGAATTACTTGATATGCTCCTTTGTTATATGCAGGAGCAATTGTGTATTGTTTACTTATTTCTACTTTCCAAGAATTATCAGGCAAAGTTCCTTTACCTGAACTGGTGGAGCTGACAGAAATCGAATCTGCGACCTTCGCAGTGCAAGTGCGACGCTCTCCCTGCTGAGCTACAGCCCCCTTCTTGGTAACGCGTACGGGCTTTGAACCCGTGTTTCCACCTTGAAAGGGTGATGTCCTGAGCCGACTAGACGAACGCGTTTTGCTTCTTTTCCTTTTGATTTTTCGACCATTATAGTCGTAATTCATACTTCCTTTTATAATCATAATATATATTATAACAAGTTTTTAAGGTTCTGTCAAGAACTATTTTTAGTTTAGGTAAATTTTATCTAAAATTTCTTTAAATTCTTCCTCTAAAATAGTTTTGCTTTCAGCTAGTGACAAGACTTCGACCAGTCCTACAAATAATTCTCTAACATTATCAATATCTATAGGCATAGTAATACCTTCCTTTGAAGGCAACCATTCTTCATCAAAATCTAAATAATACTTTCGTAATGAAATATACTCAACACCTCTAAATGTATTAATTACTAATCTAATTTGTTTGGTGTCGGTCTCTTGAACTACTCTTTCATATATTGCTGGGGTGTTTACTAAATCAATCATTTTTAATTATCCTATTAAGAGGAACAATACTAATGATGTTCCTAGGCATTAATAAGCGATATGAGTCAGTATCCCAACAAAATAGTAAGACTGTATCGTGAGCTTCTTTAGCTCTATTTCTTTTATTAGCGATATACGGAGTTGTAAAATCACGAGTGCAAATATTGTATTTTGATCTTCGCGAGTTCTTACTCTTATAAGTGATGACTGCATCGCCAGCATCATCTATTTTTCTTTTAAAATCATCTTTTGTCATAATCCCTCCAAGTTTATCTAACAAACGATAATTTGAATCGTAAACTTAATGGTTATAACTTGTAGATGCAAAAAACTAGGGCAGTATAACTACCCTAGCGAAACAAAACTAAACTAATTGTTTAGGTTATTTACTATTTGTGCAAAGTAATTTGCTGCTTTACCAGTCAACTTCGATATAATAGCAGGGTCAACTTCTTGACCTGCATCACTCAAAGCACTTGTTAAAGAAGATTGGGCATCAGCAACACTTACTCTACCACCGCCTCCCGAGCCATTAGAACTTCTAGGTGCTGGAGTTTTCCTCACATATACACCTGCCTTTGTAAGAATCATTCTAACACCATTAGGTGATTCTTCTAGCTGTTCAGCGATATCCTTCACAATCTCCATACTATTTTCTGGAGTTGGTTCTTCAGCAGTATACATATCTACTGCTTCTTGCTTTTTCTCATCAGTCCAAGCCATTTTTCTATTTCTCCTTAATTTTCCAAATTTATTTTCATATTCTGCAACTGATATGGTATTTCTGTAGCCAGGGCACCAACCTGTTGCGTCTTTCATTTGCGTGTAAAATCTATCACTCATAAATATATTATACTAAAATATAAGTGCGATGTCAAGAACTATTTTTGTATCCGTAACCAAAATGGTTATGGATTGCCGCTAACTTATCTTCTGCTGTTGCTATCTTCTCTATTTGACTTTCGATAGCCTCAACGATGTCAGGGTGTTCTCCTATACCCGCAGAGTTTATCTGATATACTTTTACATTCGCTTTGGCTACTTCAATTTCGCCTTCTAATTTTTTACATAATGCTTCTAGTAAGTAATTCATATTAATCCCTTATAAAATCAGAGGGGTCTGGGTCTGGTAATATTCCTCCTATCATAAGAGCAAATATTAGAATTATACAAATTAAATCAATCATTCTTATTTTCTCTCCTATAATAGTCAATCATATCGTTCCATCTCCAAAACATCTTTGTTTCATGTTCCCAAAACCAACCTCTATGCTTGTGTTCTTCTAATTTATACTGACTAACATGGTATCTTCTACCCCATGCGTCAGTTGTGTATGCAAATTCTGTCATACTTTTTTAATACCTAAAACAAAATTCTCTGCAGCATTTTCTGCGTACATTTCTCCATGTCCTCTATAAAATTCAGTTTTAAGCAATTCTCCATTTTTATAAAGTCGACAACCCCAATTGTTATCAATCTTTATCACATCAGCTCTCCTATCCCCATCTACATAGGTAGTATAAGCTGTACTGTCTTTTTCAAATTTCATCTTTTCCTGTGACTCCTCGTGCAAATCCTTTTATAAATTTATCTTCTTCAAATAAAAAAGAATACACAACAAAAGGGAATGCAACACAAAAAATAAGTAGCACTACAAGAGTGCTAAGTATCGGTTTTTGCACTAATATATTATTAGGTGTTGTAGCTTTTATTACTTTATAACTAGGATAATATAATGTCGCCATTGCAACTACTACTCCCGAAAAGTATGCTACTAAGATTAAGTCCCACATGATTTTTCATTTCCTTATAAGTATTTTTGTAAATGTCGTAGACTTCCAACTTCATAAGCTAGGGCGCTGCCCCAATATCCTGTTCTCGAACCATCAAGCCAAGGAAAAAATGTTTTAGAAGTATCGCATGGCTCTAGTATAAATACTTTATAGCATTTAGCTCCATACTTATCTTCATAATTTACACACTGCGTTATGTTCCCATAACAAGCATATCCCCCTCTTTCTGACTGATACTTTTGCGTAATTTCATCTTTAATTATCGCAAATTTATTATGTCTAGGATACCATACTTTTTCATTGTATTCAAACTCTTCGGCTACACATTGTTCAGGTAGCATGGCATTTCTCATGCCTGCCCAGTCTGATTCTGCTAATTTTTGAGGCACTCCAAGTCTTTCTATAATTGCTTTGACAAAGGCAGCTGAACGATATATTCTATCAGCAATAGTTGATATATTATCGCCCTCTATGTAAGATTGAACTACCATTCGTAGTTCATCTTCAGTTGCACCTTTACCTTTATTTTGTGCTTTCCTTATAGCACGAAATTCTTGAGTATCTCTCCAATCATCTATGATTTTTTGAAGTCTGGTCGTGTTATACCTAATATTCAAAATATCACAGGCTTCTCTCTTAGTTATTGGTTTTTCTTGTCCTAATAACCCAACTACTTTTTGTATGTTAGTGTCTGATAAGTTCTCATGTGATTTACTTCTTATCGCCACTTATCTACCTCATGTAGAGATTTTGTTTCATCTATATTTTCACCTAATAAAATAATAGCATAGTGAATAATTTTTAAAAGGTCATCTTGGTTTTTTCCATTCTTTTTCCCATATCTCTGGGCATATTTTATTATATTACCAATGCAAAACCCTTCTCCATGTCCGCAGTCAAAAACAAATTCTGTTGTTTGAATTTTATTCTGCGAGTAGTGTTTATCATAAGTTTGCACTATATGATTTGTTACTAAGTTTAGTACTTTATCTTCGTTAAACTTATACTCCATCTTCCAGCACTTCTACTAAATTAGAATAGCCTCCGATTTTCTGTCCATTGTATATTACTTGTGGAAAAGTCCTAGCTGTAGGAAACTCTTTCATAAATTCTTGAGCAGTATAATCTGTGCCCATCATTTTATATTCTACATTGCATTTCTTACTTTCTGCTAGTTGTTTTGCCATTTTGCAATAGCCACAATTTTCTTTACTATATATTACTACTGTATTAATCATGTAATCATTCCAAAGTTGTTTCACTTCTTACCCTGCTGTTATTCTTCTATCTGTCCATGCTAAGCCTTCGTCCCACCAGTCAGGTTGTTCTCGGTGTGACCAATTAGCAAAAGTTGCTTTATCTGTATGATAATACAACCTGTAGCTACCGATGACATCATCTTCATCTTTGAGTTCATCAGGCATAGCCATTAAAAAAGGAGTGAGTCCATTTCTGGGCATATTTTTCGGTTCTGGCAGTTTGTTGATTACTTCAACCACTGATTTGTGTAATTTGCCATATCGATAATGGTATTCATCGTTAAGTGCATTTGCGTAGCAATGAACCCACTCAAAATTATCCAATGATTGTCTAGTCCATATTGTGCATGGGTGGTTATACATCATTGGCAAGTATGGAGTTAGAGGTCGTTCCTCTAAGGGTAAGTGCTTAATAGCAGCTTTCTCTTTGTTTAGCACTTCTCGCTCTTCAGCATTAAGTGCGCGAGGAACATGACCTAACATTTCATCTACCCATATTGCCGTGCAAAGCAACTGAGCTGCTTCTAACGGCATCTTAACTATGTGCTTGTCAACATGATATTGAGCGCACTTGTCTAAATCTTCGTCTAGGTAGAATAAATTCATTTATCTCCAACATTTGTATTGTGGACAAAGTCCATCTTCGTCTAAAGTGCTACAACAAATGTGGCACTCTGTTTCTTCATCATCAAAAAAGCGAGTAGACTCTACCTCGTTTGAGGCGGTTCTACTCGCTTGTATTTCGTCTTTTTCATTTTTCATATAGTATATTATATAAAAAATTTAAGCAAAAGTCAAGAACTATTTTTATTTACTACCAAAGGCCTTGCCAGCCTCACTGATACCAAATGCTCCCAATGTTACTATAACGAATGAAGTATAGATGGTATCTGATATTACCAAGTCCTGACCTAAAAATGCAGTCACTAAATCACATACACCAAATACTGTCATTAAGAAGAAGGAAATAAAACCAATGATTGCTTTCTCATTTATGTCATTATCATCTAAGAATAAATCCATAAATTTACGTTTGCCAGGTTTCATTCTGGCTCGGTCTTGTTTCATCTTCTCAATCAAGTCTTCCGCTGCGTCGAGTTTATCAACTAGCTTCATATACTTTTCAAGGTCTATCTGAACTTCGTTTCTGCTATTATCAGCTACCGTTTCTGCCATTATTTATCCTTTGCTTTACCGACATTGAGTGCTACCCAGTCTAAGACCCAGTAGGCTTTCTTTACCCAGCCGTCGTCCTTTGGTGTAGGTGTAAGCGCTGCTATTAAAGATGCGCCCATTACTAAATATGGAATCACCACTATCCATCTTATTATCCATTCGAAAAATTCTAACATTTTTCTCTCCTTTTGCTCAAGCGAGCCTTTTTCCTTATTAGGAAAGTTTTTCTAGAGGAACATACTTTTGGATTGTGTTTATTTGTATGTCCTCCATTTTTTGAAACTCTATATCATAGCAGAGAATTTTATCGCCTTCTTGACTTTTCATTGACAAAGGCATAAAACTATCATGTAAAGTATACTCTCTACTATAGATTTTATTACTTTTTAAACTTTTAAATTCAATTAGAACTATACCTTGTTCTAATACACTAATTAGTTTTTCACTATCTATCATTTGTTTTCTAACTGCTCTATTCTTTTAATTAAATCTGGATATGCTTCAAACTCGTGAAGCTCTTTACATGGGTGTGAGTTTGACTCTAATTCTATTACTCTATCTTCTAATTCTTCACACCAATCTTCTACATCTTCAAAGCGCATTTGCGCTGCTGGGTTCTTTTCAAACCAACGCGAATCGTTGTGTAGACCCCATAAACTAATTAGGTTCTTTATCCACTGAAACATCTTCTGTAGTTACCTTTCTATAATATACTACCACATCTTTTAGTTCTGTAATATATCTTTTTAATTCTTGCATATTATATGCCATTGTTTCATAATCTGGAATAGTCATTGCAAGAAATACTAATTCTCCTTCTTGTGCTTCGATTATAGCAAATTGTTCTTCAAAGTTCTCTGGTGTAATAGTTAGCCATTGAACTTCTCTTAAATCTATTTCACGAGGCATGATAGGTTGAACTATCTTCCTTTCTATTGGTTTCGCACTTACTTCTATCTGTTTAGTCGGCAGTAGACTGCAATTGGAGACCATCATCGAGGTCATCAACAATAACGCTGAGTTTTTCGATGTCTTCCATAATATGTTTTGTTCCATTATTTATTTTCCTTTGCATTTCAACTGGGTCGCCCATTATTTTC